CTTAATCATCATAAAGGCGGTAGCCACACGCTTGGCGCGTACCAGCCCCATACCGTTCATCATGACTCCAGAACTATCTTCGTCTAGCGTAACAATGTAGGTCTTCTCGGTCTTACGGGCACACGGAATACCAGCAGCAACGTCAATGCCTTCCTCTGTAACCCATGCCATTAAACGAATAATGTCTTCTGGCTGGAAGTTAATGTCCGCATCAATGAACATCAACTCTGTTGCGTCAGACTCTAAGAAGTCCTGAACTAAAAGATTACGTGCCCGGGAAACTACCGAGCACCCACAAATACTTCCAATCGTAATGTCAATCCCGTGCTGTGGCGCCTGTTGGGCAAACCGCATCAATGAAATGGCTTGTTTGAGTGAAACCTTGTGATCGTAAGCAGGAATCCCAAAGAAGATTTTGTGTCCTGCCAACGAGTAACCTTTTTGATTTTGCATTTGTGTGGTTATCCGTAGTAAATGGTTGCTGTAACACTGCTATCAAGAACAACACGAACCCCGTTTTGGGCCAAAATACCCTCGCCGGGAATCACAAGATTTGTACCACTAACCGTAGATACGGTAGCCTGAGCCAAAACACCGTTGTAAACAGTAGCAGCACCAGAAGTGTCCCCTGAGTTGGCAACAGCCACAGTAAAGACGTTTGCATTGGTAACAGTTGCTACTTTATAAACACCATCCGTGGGGCCATTAGGGGCAAAATCAATATATACGTAGTTGTAAGTCTGTAACCCGTGATTTTGTGCCGTAACGGTAGCAGTTGTAGTTGCCCTTGTGTATGATCCGGCAATAGTAAAGTCGTTTAGAAATGCTACAGTCCCTGCTGTTGAAACGGCAGAAGATAACGCCGCTCCCTTAAGCCGGGTTCTAAACGGAACCATTAGTCCAGACGCAGACGCATAGGCTGATTTGACATCATATTGCATCTTTGTTCTCCGTTTCTGGTGAGTCTTGTCGATCTAATTCAGTCAACAAAACATCCACCATTGCTATCGCTCCGTTGGCCTGTTGAACCATTTCCCAATACTTCTGACGCTGTTCTGTCGCTTGGACTTTTAGGCTCAACAGGTAGTCTTTATCCAACTTAGCCATTAGGTAATCTGAGTGGCGTAAAGGGGCAAGAAGAAATCAGTGTTACCAACCCTAACTTTAATGGTTGCTCCTGCACTTCCAAGCGTTGTGCCAGTTTGGAAAATATGCCCAGAACCTGCCGTTACACCTTGGAGATTAAAGAACACTGCATTGTCGTCAACAGCGGCAACGTTTGCGCCCTGCGTAGAAGCATAGATAAATGAAGTTTTTGTCCCGGTTGATGCGCTTGCTGGGGCATTAAGTTCAATCTCTAAAGGAGCATAATTACCAACAGTCGTACCAGCCGATAAGGTTAACTCAGCAACAAAGGCTGAACCCAGACCAGAGGTAGATCCTGTAGCACCGTAAACCACGTTTGCTTTTAACGCATTTGTGAATGAACCCAAAGCGGCATCAGCGTTTAATTGGAAGAGGGTACGTCCACCAACACCACCTGCACCGGTCATTGTGACTTCGGTTGTGCTGACATTAAATGTAGCCGCACCAGTAGAAGTGTCAGTAACTGTGGTGATAAAACCGTTTTGCGACGCCACTGGGCCGCTAAATGTAGTAATAGCCATAATAAACCTTTCGTGTTATAGCACATCGCCCATAAGTCTCTATAACGTCTGCTAGGCCAGTCGTATGGGCTAAATAAATCCTAGTACCTAAAGGATACAACAAAAGGGGGGTTTTGCAACCCCCCTTTCTTCACAACATCAAGGCGATCCGGGTGAACCGAATACGCCAAGAGGATCACTGGCACCGAACGAATAACGCTCACGGGCCTTGTAACGGACGTTACCGGTATCGAAGTCGCCGTCCATCGATGTAGACATCGGGGTACGAACGAACATCTTCAGACCGTTAGGAACGTCAGTCGTCAAGAACCAAGCATCAGGATCGGTCAGATAGTGGTTAACTGTGTAACCCTCTGGGATCGAACCATTGCTCTTCAGAGCGTTGATATCGTTATCCGCCGTACCAACACGCAATTCCGTCTCAAGGATACGGGTTGCGATAAACATCTGTGACGGGGGAACGACCAATTTACGTGGCTTTGCAGCAATCAGCAGGCCACGCTCGTCCGTCCAAGCAGCGATCTGAATAACAGCGGCCTCAAGGGAGGTCTCAGACAGGTCGGCAGGAGTTGCGGGTTCGTTGCTGTTGACGCCACCAGAGATCAGGGGGTGCGTGGTGCTGAACAAAGGCTGGCCGTCACCAAAGGTGAAGTCCGGGTCAAAGCCGTTATTCAGAATCGCAGCAGCCTTAGTCTGCTTGGTGTAAGCCATAGCACGGGCCAAAGCCTTGGTGTACCGGCTGGACAGGGAGTCATAGAGGTTGTCCTCAATTGCCTCTTCCGTCAGCGAGAAGCCAAGAGCAATGGTTTCGTGGTTGTAGCGAGCAGTCCATGCCTCTTGCCCGTTGTCATAAGCGATGGCAGAGCCTTCGTTTTTGACAGGTGCGGCCGAGAAGCCAGACAGTTTGGTTTCTTCTTCGAAGGAACGCTCAGAGGTTTCAGTTTCGAAAATCTCTTTATGCTCTTCGCCGTAACGAGCATACTCAAGACCAAACAAAGCGTTCAGTCCCGGGAGGAGTTCCTTCAGTAGTTGTGCGCGAGAAATAGCCATTTAATATGCTCCTTATACGCCAGTGGCGTTGTAATACCGGTGCACACCAAAGTTCCACTTCACGATCACTTCCGTGTAAGAACCGGGGAAACCAGCAATTGCTGTCTCAGGAACAACGTCGATAATACGAACCGGGAGGGTCGTCGTGGTGTTAGTAGCATCATTGATGGCTACACCAGAGTTACCTGTGGTCGTAGAACCAGCGTTCTGAACCAAAGCAGCGTTACGGTTGACATCAGTACGGTTTAAGAAACTGATGGTTGTTGTGCCAGTGTCACACACTGCGGCTTTGAACAAAGCGTCCGGGTCGTCCTGCACGTATGCAGACATCGTGGAGTTTGTCAAAGCACCGGGGTAATACTGACGGAAGGTCAGACCAAATGTCGGATCGACATAGGTAACACCTAGAAAAACACCAACAGCAGAGCCAGAGTCCGTGGTGGTTAGTTTCGTCACATTACCGTCGGCGTTCAAGTTGACAACGTCGCCAAAGAAAATAGCGGTTGTTTCACCTGACCCGATGGGGATCTGACGAGTAGCACCAGCAAACACCTGACCGCCGATCAAATTGATCGGAATAAGCCCGTAAGGGCCTGATACGGTGGGATATGCCATTTTTAAACCTCGTTAAAAAGTTATTTACCTTTACCGAACGAAGTCGTAGACCTTTTCTCTTTAAAGAGGGGCATCCGACTATCATTCTCTCTCATAAACGTGTTATCTACAGCATCCATATTGTCTCTAGTGGCCTTGGCGTAGTGCTGCTTACGCTGCTCCATAAATTCAGTAGGGATCTTGCAGAGTAACAATCCGGCAACCTCAATATTGTCCTTAAAGCGACTATTGGGATCCGTTAACATCTGGAACTTAGGCTGCTCTTCAATCCGAACAGGCTCCCAGCCTTCACGCATCTTTGAGGATACGTTCTTAGCATCGGACTGTCCCTGTGAGGCAACTCGAATCCAGCGATATGAATACCCCGGCTGCTTATCCGGCTCCGGTAGTGCGGAGGCGGGTGCCCAAGCCTGTGGACGTTCTACGTCGGATCGTTTTTCAAGTTCGCGTGCAAGTCTGTTTTCTGCCATGTTAGTTCTCCTGTGTCTTCGCAAATTCCCGGGCATACTGCTCGGGGGTTAAACCCAATTTCTTAGCAATCATTAACTGCGATTGCTTAAGCACTATCTTTTTGGAGGATGTGCTACGCGATGCCGGAGCAACTACTGTGGCAGGTCGATCGGTGCGCGTAACGGGCTTGCCGCCCCCGTTAGTCGTTTTAACTTCATCCCCAAAATTCTCGGGAAATTTATCGCGTATTGTTTTGTCAATACGCTGGTAATACTCGTCAGTCGTCGCATACGCCTGACCGTTTTGTGCAACCAAGTCCTCATGCAGACCTAAAGCCAAACTGGTCATAAGCCTGTCTCTACCGAACCAAGGATTCCGCTCTTGCCACGAACTCGCTTTTGGATCCGGTCTAGGGATTTGCTCTTGGGGACTATTTACAGGAATTTCTTGAGTTTGTAAAGGGGGTCTGTAATTTTTAATCTGCTGGAGTTTGTAGTTGACTGTGGACAACTGCTCCTGAGCCTCTACTAACTTGTCAGAATCCCCGGCGTCATAAGCCTCTTTATAGGCTCGTTTAGCCATCTCCATCTCAAGTTCGGCTGCGCCTTTGGCCGTGTCTATAAAGGATTTCTCCCCCTCAGTCAGCCTAGATTTCAGACGCTTATTCTCTTCAAGGGCGTTTCTGGCAAAGGCCAAAGCCTCTTCCCGCTCCCTTGCAGCCTCGTCTTTAGCCCGACGCTCATCGTGCCAGACCTTTTTCATCTGCTTCAGGCGAGTCTTTACCTTGTCGGAATACTCTTCTAACTCGTCTGCGTCTAATTCTTGGACTATCTCCTTTGGAAGTGGCGTCCTGCCTCGGTCTTCCTCTGGGGTGTCGTCCTGAACTTCTATGTCAATATCAGGTTTTCCACTATTTTCTAGGGGTTTACCCTGATCTTCTTCAACTTCAAATTCGAAGTCGGGTTTTCCTTCTGCTTCTTTAGGTAAGGGCATTTCTTACTCCTATTTGCGAGAGATGCCACGGGGGTCTTCAACTACACCCTCCACGGAATCGTCGTTGATGATTCGGAATTCCCGGCCATGAATCTTGAGCCGAGTACCTGCGTGGGGGCGCACGAGAATAAAGTCCCCTACCTTGCACCACGGGCCAGTTGGGAAACGTGCTGGATCCTTATAGCAATCCGGCCCCATCTTGGCTACAAACAAAACTGTTGTGAGAAGTTCTTCGTGCTGCAACGTCAAGTCTGATTTGATAAGACCGCTTTCGTAGGTATCGTCAATCTCAGGAATTGCACACAAAATGCGGTATCCCGAAGGATCCGGTAACTGCTTGGCTTTGCGTTCGTCTGTGTCTGGCAGAGTACTTACTTCACCTTCTTCCGTTGCGATGGCAAATTCAGTCATCGTTGTTTTCCATCCTTTCTGCTGTTTCTATAAGAATATTGTTTGCGATCAGAAGTCCACGATAGATTCCGCAGCCATATTGGTAGGCTCCAAAATCCTTGGCATTACCTAAAACCGTGTCCTGCTCGATTACCTTCATTTCCTCTCGTATCTTGTCTGAGAGATACTTAAGTAAGTCACTGCTCATTTACTCTCCTTATGGTTAGGATTTACTACGAAGCCGAAGAAGTTCTTTGTCCCTCTCCAGTTTGATTCTTTCGTCCTCTGCCACTGCTTTGATTATGGCTTCAGACTTTTTAGAATTTAATTTCTCATCTTCGGCAGCGGCTTTGACCATTACATTAGCCTCAGCGATCTTCTCTTGTGATTGAATTCGCTGGCGCTCGATGTCTTGCTGCTGTGCCTTAAGTGTTGCGTCCGTCTTGTCTTTAAGTGCCTTGCGCTGTAGGTCTTGGCCCTTAAGTTGAAGTTCCTGCATCTGCATCTGAATGATGGGGTCTTGCGCTTGCTGTTGTGCCTGCTGTTGTGCAGCGGTGGCTTGGTTTTGTTGGAGCAATTGCTGGGATGCTTGGGCTACCAGACGGGATAGTGCGAACTCAATATCTTGTGGGATCTGTTCGTCATCCTCGTCAAACGCTGGTATCGGCGCTCCAACCTGTTGCTCGATCTGCTGGCGATACATATACCCAAAGTGCTCGGCAATGTGGGCCTGCAATGCGGCCATCATTTGATTTGCCATCGGGTTTTGTCCAATCATCTGTGCAGTCATTGGATCCTGCATAAATGTCTGGTGGGTTGTGATATGGGCTTGGTGATCTTGGTAAGCAAAAGCCTTGAGTGGCTTATTCTTAATCACGTCCATATTTTCTGAAACTGGATCTCTTGGCTTTTGGTCATCTGGCATCGGAACCAACTTGGCTGCGTTCCTAATACCCAAGACCTCAAGCATCTGCCGGTGTAGATATGGCAGATCATAGAGTTGCGGTGCGGTGGCGGCCAACTGCATGACCGCCTGATACTGGACAACCTTCTGCGACATGGTTGCCGCATTGGGATCTGAAACAGGGATTACGTCTACATCGTCGTAGTCTGACTGTTTAGCCCGGGGTGGCCCTTCTACCGGCTCATATGCATACTCTTCTGGGGTGTAGTCACGGATGATGTTTTTCAGGAGTTTGAATTCCTGCTTCATCGCATAGTGAATACGCGCCTGAACGGCTGACATTACCTTAAGCGTGCGCTCTAAGATTGCCAGCGTCGTCCCAACAGGGGACTGGGCACTCATGTCGGATACCTTCAGATCCGCTGCACTAGCGAATCTACGACCTTCTTCAACTATGGTGCCCAAGAGGGTATACAACACCTGACTCGGCTCCTTATAGGGGAGCGTCATGATGTTGTCTTTGATCGTACCTGAGGCTACGTCTACGTCTCTAAACTCTGCCGGTGCGATTGGTGTGTCATCGCCCTTAACTCTAAGACCTTTGGTTTTGAATCCACCGGGCAGATTTGACAGGGTTCCCGCATCAACAAGTTGACGAATAATAGAAGTGCCAGACTTAGCAAAAGCACCGATAAGGTGGATAAGACCAAAAGCATAAAAACCAAAGCCCGGAATATACGAGTAATGTACGAAATGATTTCTCTTCTGTTTAAGTTCATCGTCTGGATTCCAATTGCGTCGGATGGCTAAGACGTTCTGGGTGCCTTTTTCGATAGTAACAACGTAAGGCAAAGCAATGCCCGTCGGCTCCCCATCTTCGTCTTTGTCCTCGTATCCGGGCAGATCGATGTCAACGTGCATCTCAAGGATCTTGTACCGATCGTCGGATGAGGCACTAAATCCCATCTTCTCAGCGATCTTCTTTTCAACCTCATCGAATGAATCAACTGGATCACCAAGGTCTATGTCACGATAAAAGCCAGCAACCTGTAGCCTGCGTAGTTCGTTTTCCGTCTTACGCATTACATGGGTTACACGCTGGGAGGTCTGGATGTTTGAGGCGCCATAGGGAACCACAACATCTTCGGCCGGAACGAACAGAGATACCTGACGATCTAGGCTGGGGTCGAAATAAACTTTCTTAAACGCATTACCTGCTAACCCCAAGCCCCACAACATACGCTCGTGCTCTGGCCGGTACTCGACCATGACTTCGGTTAACTGGTAGTTCATGTCATCCTTGACACGGACGGCCGCTTCTTTCTTCTCGGCAGTCTCTTTTCCTATGATCTGTGTCTTAACCGGCCCAGATGATGGGAAGGTCTCCATGATCGTCTCGGCCTGAAACTTAACTAGG